CAGAAGAAAGATTCAAGCAATGGTTTAACTTAAAGGGTTGCAACTGTCAAGAAAGAAAAAAATGGCTCAACAATTTATTCTCTTGGAAAAGGAACGGGTGATCAATGACAACGCCACAGTACATCAACACAGGGATAAGTGATGGAAGAATATATTTTATTTGTGTTTTTATTATTTGGTGTAAATGCACCAGAGAATAAACAAGCAGACCGATTAGATCCAGCACCAATGGTATCAGAACTTAGAAAACTAATCAGCAATTCGCGTGAAGCGTGGATTGAAGCAAAAAGAAAACCGGCAGACAAAATTGAAAACGGAACAAGGGCGGGTTATTGGAAGAAACACGAAGAGGCAAACCTTAAAATATATTCTATGATTGGCTGGGATTCTCGCGTTGAAAAATATACAAAGACACATTGGGGTTGGACGTTTTTACAAGCATCAAACCTTGTAGAAGCTGTGTTAAAATAAAAATTTTGAGAAACAAACTCAAAAACAGTTGACAAACAGTTTTGGTCTGGTAAAATAGGGTCAAGTCAAGACGGTTTGTATTACTCAAAGGAAACTGATCGTGCCTCAAAGCATAGCCAAAGATTTGATTGAAGGAAAGAACGTTGAAGTAAACGATGTAAAATTCTTGTTGTGGGTAACGCTTTGCAGGCTACAGGAATTTACCAACACTGTCGATTTAGATGGACACAGAGTGTTTGATTGTGACGCTATGCTTGACAGTCTTGATGAACGGCAAACAGACAGTACAATTTGGGCATAATCAACCACAAACCTTTGATTGGAAAGCAAAAATGAAGTTGGAAACACCAGAACAAGACGTAAAAGTTGTTGGAAACTTTGTCACAACCGATTATGCGATCGGAGATATCGCGTTCGTTGTCGATATGTTCGCTGACAAGGTATACACGCACAAGGAGCGTGCCGTAATTCGCGAGTTGGCTTGCAACGCCTACGATTCCCACGTAGAAGCCAACAACCAGGAAACGAACTTTGACGTTCATCTTCCAACACATCTTGAGCCGTGGTTTTCGATTCGTGATTATGGTGTTGGTCTTGACGACAACCAAGTAAGAAATATTTTTGCTGGTATCGGTATTTCTACAAAGCGTAACAACAACAATACTATTGGTTGTTTTGGTATTGGAAGCCTAAGTCCATACTCTCTGTGTGATAGTTTTACAGTAAAGAGTTGGAAGGATGGCAAGGAACGAATTTATACTTGCTATCGCGACGTTGACCGCAGACCAGTTGTGGCTATGCTTTCTGAGCAAGATAGCGACGAACCAAACGGTCTAGAAGTCTATCTTAGTATCGATGGACGAATAACAAGATTTGAAGAGGAAGCAGTAACGGTATTCCGTTGGTGGGATCGTATTCCAAACATCAACAACAAATTTGTTGAAGAACAATGCAAATTGTGGCAGTCAAATTATGGTTTGGTTGGCGAAAACTATGCAATAAGAACAAATTGGGGCAACATGGTTGCTATCATGGGCAACGTTGCATATAATATTCCATCAGAATTAGACGAAATCAATCGTCAAGGTTATATTCGTTTTGAGTTGGGCGAAATTAGCTTTGATACTGCTCGCGAAAACTTGTCGCTCGACGACAAAACACGCAACGCGATCAAAGAAAAGTTTTCAAACATTCATAAGGATGTTATTGAAGATGCTGTCAAAGAGATTGAAAAACTTGACACGCAATTCAAGCGGGCAAAAGCTGTTCATAATCTATTGAACAATACGCTGGCTGGTATTGCTAATATGGGTAGTGTGCGGAACGCTATCAGGTCTGCACTAAGCAGCAAGTTTGAATTACCAGAAACTACAACCCCTATTAAATTTTGGAAAAAGTGTTATAGAAGCATTGAAGAACGTATTACGAAGAATCTTCCTTTGGATGATTCTTGCGAATACTATGTCCACAAGGACCGTATGCAAGTTCGTGTTAAAAATTATCTAAAGGAAAATCCCAATGTAACGCTTGTTGTTCTGACAGAGGATCAGATCAAGGAAACAAGTATTGATCTTGACGTTTTAAAGAACCTTGATGATCTTCCGTTGCCAGCAAAGCATACCTATGTTAGAGGTACAACGGTAAAAACCTTTGCGTTTAATACCAATTACACCGGATGGAAAAATGAGAAATTTTACAAAGAGATTGAATTTCAAGACGATGGAAGCGAAAAGGTTTATGTGGAAATTTGCAGATCAAAGCCTGTTGGATCTGATTTTGCCTCATCAAACGGACGCATTCGAGAAATTGCTAATAGTTTGCGTGATTTTATTCCAATTCCAATTATTTTGGGACTGAAAACAGCATTTTTGGACACAAAAGCGTTCAGAACCGGCAAATTCATTCGTTTTGATGATTATATCAAGCGAGAACTTGCAAAAGTTGCACCAACAAAGTATCATAAGTACGATGGCGATATGGCCCAATCTTTGCGTCAAATCGTTGAGTTGATGCACAACGAAGAATTGCGGGAGTTTATTGATTTGTATGGCAAACAAGCCCCTCACGCACTTGTAAATACTTGTAAGCAATACCAAATCGAAAAACATATTCCTGTGGTTGAAGATACTTCTATTCAGGAGTTTATGGACAAATTTTTCAAAAAGTATGAAATGTTAACGATTCTTTCTGATTGGGAAATCAGAGAAAATCAAGAAAAAGTTGCAAATTATATTGGTGCAACTCTAAATAAGAGGAAATAAAATGGCAAACGAAACGGGTGAGAGCAATCAGAAGCCAACAATTCCAACCGAAACGCTTGAAAAATTTCTGTTGGAAAAAATTAAAACACCAAGAAGCAAAATAAACAATATCCACGTTGGATTTTTGTGGGAGGTTGATGGTGTGGAAAGATACAGGATAAACATATGGACAAAGGAAAAGTCAGAAGATAGTTTATCTTTGAAGGATATGATTGCAGATTCTTTTTTCGTTCATTACAATAGAAAGTCTGATTCAATCGTTGATTTCACCAAACTGAACAACAAAGTCTAGAAAAAAAATAAAAAAAACTAGATTTTGGTGTTGACAAACGACGATAACAGACTATAATAGATGGAAACGTTTCACTTTTTTCTTTGTTAGGGGAATAGCAATGGCTTTGGCACACATCAAGGACAACAAGAATTTCTGGACGGTCGTTTTGAACGGCAAACCACACCAGTTTGATAGCACACACCCAGAATATACAAGTCTGGTAGAATGTGTAAAGGTTGGTGATCAAGATGAATTTTTGCGGTTGTTTGAAACTGGAACTGTAATTGAAAATTGGAGTGAAGGTAACTTTGAATTTCGAGACGGTTTCTTGTTTTTCGATGGAGAACAAATTGCTAGTCAACCAACAGAAAGAATCATCGAATTGATCAAGCAGGGTTGGGATTATCGCCCAATGTTGCGTTACCTGGAAAACTTGTATAGCAACGTAAGCAAGCGTGCTGTTCAAGAATCATATTCATGGTGTATGCACAAGGGGCTACCAATCACAGACGACGGATATTTGGTTGGTTACAAGGGCGTTGTGACTTACAACGGTGAAGAAAAAACTGACAAGCTGGGACGCCAACTAAAAAGCGGTGACTTGGTTGACAAGTACACGCAAACGTTTCGAAACAATGTTGGTGACATAAACCACATGCCGCGTCGTCAGGTTTGTGACGATCACACCAAGGGTTGTGACTCTGGTTTGCACGTTGGTACCTATGAATATGCTTCGGATTGGATCAGCGGCATGACTGGTGCGGTCGTTTTGGTAAAGTTTCATCCTGGCGACATTGTTAGTGTTCCAAGCGATTGTGAATTTCAAAAGATGCGAGTTTCTCAGTATGAAGTAATTGCAATTGCAAGCGAACGGTTGGAAGAAGCCGTCTATTCTTCTGAATCAGAAGAGGATGAAGATGAAGATGAAGATGAAGATATGGACTGGGAGGCTTATGACGACGATTATGGTTATGACGATGACGATGACGACGATGACGATGATGAATGATTAACGTTTGATCAGAATACGGGGTGGGTATTTGTGCTCACACAGTATCCACCCATCCTTTCTTTTGGGGGAATAGAAATGCAAATTGTAAAGTACCCTTACCACGATATTGATTGGGAAATTCAACAGGTTCTTATGGCAATTGATTATTTTCAAGACGCCATGTATTCGGTTGAAACGCCCCGTCGAGAAAAATATAAAGAAAGTCTGGACAGATTAAATAGGCAACTAAAAGAATTAGAAAGGTGTAAAAATGAACGATCAAACAATGACGAACAATCTTATTGAATGGTGTGAAGAAATCGTAGAGCGATCCCAAGAGGATTATGACCCATACGATTACGTTTACGAAGGGCCTGTTGACGACGATTCTGATGACCTAGAAGGTTGGGATTGGGAGGATTAAACAATGCCTGTATCATTCGAACCATCAGCATCTATTTTGACTTGCCCTACCATTGAATCGTTTATATCGAGACAATCTGAAAGTCTATAGACAGGAAGATCTCTTTATTACGTTATTTTTTACATTCTCTTCCTGTCTGCTAGGGAGTCCTTTGTGGCTTCCTAGCTTTTTTTACGCGGTATGGTGATCCTGGTGGGGTCGGGGATTCTTATAAAGTCCTGCTTTTAGGGTTCGATTCCCTAATACCGCACTTGATGCCTCTATCGTCTAACGGAAAAAGACATATGCCTTCTAAGCATAGAATCTGGGTTCGATTCCTAGTAGAGGTACTTGAAACTTGAAAAAAGTAGTTGACAATGAGTTGTGTGTACTGTATAATGGTATCAAAGAACGTGTGTTAAATAGGTTTAGAAGGAGAGCAGAAATGAAGTTTAAGCATTTGCGGGATGATTGTGGGCAACCTTTTGCAACGGTTGCTATTGATGGAGAACGCTACGGTGTTGCCATGTGCGGCGAACGAGACCAATTCAGCCGAAGGAAGGGCCGATTGATTGCAAGTGGCCGACTGGAAAAGGGTCATTGTTATACGCCAGAAAACAATCGTACTGTTGTTTGTCGCGGAGAACCAATGTCTGCAATGGAAGCTGTAAATTTGTATCTCTTGAGGGTTGGCGTTTAGGTTAAAAATATGAAACAAAGAAATACGTGCGATATCGAAGTAGCTGAAACATCAACCATTTAGATTTATTTAGGATAAAATTATGCCAACCGGATATACTGCCCCAGTTCAAAGTGGTGAAATTGTAGAACTTGAAGATTTTATATTGCTTTGTGCAAGGGCTTTTGGTGCTTGTGTTATGCAGCGTGATGAGCCAATGAAAAGCCTACCAAAGATTGAAGAGTGGCAGAAAAAGACTTTCGACCAATGGTGCAAAGAAAAAATGGATTATATTTGTAAAACCATTGAGTACCACAAAGATGAACACAAAAAGGAAGTCGAACGTGTGACCATGAGAAATAAATGGAAAATAGATTTATATACGAATCTGGGATTAAACCATCCATGAAAATATGGCACATATCAGACACTCATGGGTTTCACGATCAGCTTACCGTACCAACGGATGTTGATGTGATTATTCACAGTGGAGACACCACCAACAGCAGAAACATGGTTCAAAACAGCATTGAACTGTGGCCCTTTGTGGATTGGTTCAAATCGTTGCCTATCAAGCATAAGGTTCTTGTTGCTGGCAATCACGACTCTGCAATCGAGGGTCGAATGATCAGACAAGAAGATTTCTTGGAAATTGGAATCACGTATCTAGAGAATGAGTCATGTGAGATTGAAGGATTAAAAATTTGGGGTAGCCCCATAACACCATCGTTCATGAACTGGTGTTTTATGGTTGGCCGCCACAAAATCCACAGAGTGTGGGACACTATTCCAGACGATACAGACATTGTGGTAACACACGGTCCTCCGTTCGGAATACTTGATCTTACAGAAAATCGTGACAGACAATTGGAGCAGGTAGGGTGTTTTAATCTTGCCAAAAGATTATTAAATATAAAACCAAAACTACACTGTTTTGGTCATGTACATAATCATAAAGAAATTAGAAATTCTGGTTTGTTAAAACTTGCAAGTGGAGATACTATATATAGCAATGGAGCGGTTGTTGCCGACGGCAAACCAAACATTATAAACAATGGTAACTTTATTAATTTAACAAAGACTCAAAATGTTTAAACGACTGGTAGATATAAACGGATTTCTTATCAACGAACCACAGCACTATCATGAAAGCCTAAAATGGGCAGAAGCAATGATTGAAAGCATGGAAGATGAAAAGATAGACCGTAGCGATATGAATGTAGTCATAAATAGACTTACAGAAGAAATTCGTTTTCGGCTTATGATGTTAAAAAACAGAGAAACAGACGAGGCCACTTGACACACAGACCCAACATCCGCATAGGATGAGGGGTCTTTTACTTTTTACCTTTTTGTTTTCTGCTTTCAGGTTCATGCAGAAAACCCCATTCACTTGAAACGTCATGAGAGTCTTTCGTTATTCGCATTTTATTGCACCGCCAACACAACTGTCTTACTTGACATTTGTAAGGAAGGGGCCATAAAAATTCTCCAGACCAATCATGAATTCCAAAAAAGCATAAAATTTTAAACATTTAGCCTCTTTGAACGAGAAAAAAGTACACAAGATAATATACACAAATTCTAGTCGGTGATGGTAGAATAGCACCGGCGTCCACGAAAACATTGTATAAACCCGTTAAACCGGAGTGATGTTAGTTGGGTAACACCAGCAAGGCGGTCATACTCCATCGTGGAAGTGGGTTAAGGCGGGGTGAACGAGCATCCCAGGGTATCGAAATAAATAAAGTCGGGCAATGTCTTACCATTGACAACCCGCACCCGTGAAGAGCACCTAGCACTAGCATTGAGAATCTGTTGGCTTGTAAGATACCGCCCACTAACTCTACCAATTATGCCCGAACGAAGATGTTCTTCACGGGTATAAAATGGTCTCGGTCTGTACCCACAGAGAAAAAAATAAATATTTGTATTGACAAAGACGCTGTTGTAGAATATAATAAGGTAGTCTCAAAAACCGAAAGAAAAAAATGCAATACAATCTCTGCTGTATTAGTGAAGAATTAAAAGACGGCGGTCTTAACTTCCAAACAATGACATGGAAGCGTTTTACACTTCTACGCAAACAGTTTGGTGAACACATTGCACTAGAACAGCTTGGAAACAGGTGGCTCAATAATTTAAATGTTACAATTGCTACAATAAGACATTGTGCAAAAAATTGTTGGGGCTATCGCATGTCAAGCAATATGTTTCCACTGTTGACACATCCAGATTTTTGTTATAAATTTCATGACGTTCCTCAAGCACAAACAATGGACAGAATGTTTCTGGATGTTTCAACAAACAACGCTTGGCGTGTCAGATTGTCAATGCACCCAGATCAATTCAATGTTTTGGCCAGCGACAACGAAAGCAGCGTAAATAGAACCATTCGCGAACTAAATTACCACGGTTGGATCATGGATAAAATGGGCTGTCAAAAAAATCATTGGAACCCAATCAATATTCATGTGAATTGCTCCAGGGGTAATCCAAACGAAATTGCAAAACGTTTTTACAAAAATTTTGATAGATGCGATAATAGCGTAAAAACCAGACTGGTTATTGAAAATGAAGATAAGGGTCTGTGGAATGTTGAAAATTTACTTTTGCATTTTCGTGGAAACCTTAAGACTCGCTTGCAATTACCAATAACGTTTGATATACTGCACCACAAGTGCAACCCGTCTCCAAATCTAACAACAGATTTTGGCGAGGATATGGCAATTGAACTTTGTGACAAGACCTGGGACACCCGACCAATTTTTCACTACAGCGAGTCTCATCCAATGAATAAGAATCAACGTTGCCATGCCGACGACCCAAGCGATCTACCACCACCCATTCCTGTAGACTGGGACGTTGAGCTAAAAAATAAAGACAAAGCAATCCGAATGTTGTATTGTATCGAATTGACACGCGAAGCAGAAAAAATGGGACTATATGACTGACCTTGATAAACAAGTAAGATTTGTTAAAATGTTTGACAAAATTCGCGAGTGTGAAGTTACGCTCACAGAATTGGCTATGACGAAACCAAAGGACTATGTTTTTGAAGGAGAAGAACTGTTCTGGGTTGAACGCGGTGAAGATGATTATGGGTGGGCACACTACAAGAAAAGCGTAGCAGCAAAGATCGTGAGAGCCAACTGGTTAAAAGGAAAGCAAAAAGATGACCATGCTCAAGAAAAAGGTTGAAATACTACTTGTTGGTTGGCACAATTACAAAGAATTAAATTTAAATCGTGGAGAATGGGTTGTAACCACCGTGTATTTTTTGGGTGTTCCAATTTATAGAAACTACAAACAATTAACTTATTTTAAATAAAATGAACAAAGAGTGTTTATGCAATCGACTACGGTTTATTCTGTGAATCATATTTCATATGATGAATCTTATGAATTTCAAACCGTTGTGGGCATTGTAGAAAATACTTGGGAGGCAGTTGAACTAGCATCAGAATGGATCTTATCAAAACATATAGAAAATGAAATCGTGATGTGGAACGAATCATCGAAAAAAGACGACTGTGAAAATAGGCATGTTGAATTAAAAGAACAACAAGTTCCACACGTTTTCATTGAAAAAAAAGAAATTGATTTTACGACACACATGATTATGTTACAGATTCTATTACTAGAACAACTATCAAAAGCACAAAATAAAAAGAGCAAAGGAAAAAGAAAATGAAAATCGAATATGGACCCGGAAAAACGGAGTGGTATATATACTGAGTCTATTTATAGATTTAAAGGATAAGCCTATACAATGGAAGAATACTACATCAAACGTGGACGAAGGTACGTAAAGGCCGGTTGGTCAATGCCAAGTATGGCAGAGGGGTTGTACTGGCGGCAAAAGACCGAATATGGCACACGTACAACGTCTGTTATGCACTGGGCTGGTTCTACGCCACCACAACCATTAGATGTGCAGAAATTGATTTCTGTAATGTCTAACGACGACAAACTGGCGAATTACATCGTAGCACTTACCGACGAAACTTCTGAGCAATACAAAAAAGCTAAAGAGGATCAAGGAGGTTATATCAATAAACCATTGCGGTTTTACAATTGGTCAGCACAAGATTTAGCCACCTGTATTTTAAGATTTGTCTTTGAACAAATGGCAAAAGACAAAAATATTCTCGAATCTTACAAATCCGATTGACTTTTAGCGTGTGATAGTATATAATAAGGAAGCCGGAAGATGGGAAGTGTGACAAATCTTTGGGACCGCGATCCTGAAAAATGGAAAGCGATGGAACTTAAAGATAAATTAGAGTACCTGCGTAAGTATTATTGCACCGGCCCTTGCGGTCAATCTAGTGCTGTGCTTGGTGCCCGATCTGCTCTAGATAAAACATTGAGAGAAGCGATTCAGATAATTGACGAGAGGAATGTTAGATGAGCCACTGTTAAAGAAACTCTTTCAGATGTTGTTGAAAAGGTAAAAAGCGGTGGTGGAAACCGAAGGTTTTGGAAAAAATGGGAACTAGAAGTTTTAGAATTATGTGGTGAACACACCAAAGATGTTTAGAAAAAAAGTTAAAACCTATAGTGATAAAAATGTAGAAGAGCTAAAGGCTTTGATTCAAGAGCAATTTGCTAAAATAGGATGCGACACACCAGAGAAAAGAGAACTGTGGTGGAAGCAACAGGGCTTGGAGCCAAAAAACGACGGGACGTTTTTGTATATATCGCCAGAATGTCTAGAAAAAATTTCAACACAGGAAAAAGGTAAATGAGCAACGCAAATTTAAATAGCTATTTTGGACAAAATGATTTTCAAAAGTTCTTTGAACAAACAATGTCTGATTCTATTGGTACCTTCGAATTTCTTCTAGAAAGCGAATCATATAAAAATCTTATAAAGATTCAAGGAAAGCTACTAAAATCTGTTTTAGAAACATACAAGTCTGTTGGTTTTAATGAAAGTCAAGCGTTTGAAATTCTTTCTAAACAAATTCAAAGCGGTGCTTATCAGGTTAAATGGTGATAGAAATGATTGGGCGTGATTCTGGAATGTCTGATGACGATTTTGCGAATTATCAAAAGATGATACAGCAAAAAAATAAAAATGATATTGAAGAACTAGAAAGGGCCGCAAGGTCTTTGCTAGAAGAATATAGAAACAAACCTCCGCAAACAATGTGGAATAAAATAAAAATCTTTTTAAGCAAACAGACGCAAAAATTTAGGGGTTTTATTGGTGTCTAAAAGATTCGATTATCGTAATAAAGAAACTTTTAAAAAGGATATATTTTTTGGTACGATGCTCGAAAAATATTGGTGGGAGTCTTGGCTAAAGCTAACTGATCAGCGTTCAGATATAAATGTAACCAACGCAAAAGATAACGGTTGCGACAACAATGGTGAGTTTATAGAGGATGGTAGCACTTTTGGTGCAGATTTCATGGCCGATATATCCTATGATAACAGAGATTATAAAAATTGCCCGCTTGAAATGAAATGGGTTCCAACTGCCGGAAAATTTACCCTAAAAGAAAATGACCTTAAGGCATACATACGTGAAGGTGCTGGCATTTTATTTATCTATAATTCTGTAAGTTGTGGTACAGATTTTAGAAAGCCAGAACACTATGATCTTGAAAAACATATTGCTTTGATAGAATCAAAGATAGATCAGGTAAAATGGGGTTTGATGTGGCCAGAAAAAGTAAAAGAATTTTACGAATACGCTCAAGACAACAATCTAATCAAACCGATATATTACATGGGCAATAAACCGGCGGTTGTATTGCAGCAACAATATTTTTCAAGATGGTTTAAACAGGAGAATTGGAAATGAATACAATGGAAAAAATCCAATGGTTAATTGAAAATGAGGGGTGCGAACTTGCCGATGGTTATAACGGACTGCAAACTTTTTTTGCTTATTGTTGCGAGCGTGAAGAACAGCAAAAAATTCTAAGGATCATTAAAGATCAAGTCAACGAAGCGTATGATCTTGCTAAAGAGGAATACGACCACGAACAAGAGCGATCCGCACCTAAAGATGCTAAGATAAGAGATGCTATTGATTTGATTTTGAGCGATCTTGGAAATAATGGTTTTGATACCAGTATTCTAGATGCAAACGCTCAAAACGATATAAAAAAGAGGTTGGCGAGGACACTAAAAAATGTCTTGTAACAAAACATATACAGGTTTTATTACAGAATTGCCAGATAACGGTATTTTTGTTTATGGTGCCAATACCGATGGCATACATGGTGCTGGTGCTGCAAAAACAGCAAGACAATACTTTGGTGCTTTGTATGGAAAAGTTGGTTTCTGTGGAAAATCTTATGGTATTGTGACCAAAGATTTAAAAGCTAAAAACCACCCATCCGTTTCTCGCGAAGAAATTGTAAGACAAATTGGAGAACTCTATCAATTTGCTAGATTGTCTAAACCAGATTATGAGTTTTATATTGCTTACAGTGGCACAGGTCAGAATTTAAACCATTACACCAACGAAGAAATGGCAGAAATGTTTTCTGCTTTTGATATTCCAACAAACATTGTGTTTGAACAGGATTTTGCACGACTCGTAGAGGAAAAAAATGTCGCACGTAGATTTGAGCTATCTTAAAATAGTTGATCATGTACTGAACAATGGTGAGTGGAAATCGCCAGTAAGAAAAAATTTAAGCACAGGAAAATGGGAACCTGTGGATGGTGGCGTGCGTACATTAGCGTGTGCAAACATGTTGTTTAGCCACGAAATGTCTGATGGGTTTCCATTGTTAACCACTAAGAAAATGGCTTTCAAAACTCTTTGTGTTGAGCTAGAGGGGTTCATCAAGGGCGTTACTGACAAGCGGTGGTATCAAGAGCGAAACTGTAAAATTTGGGACGAGTGGGCCAATCCAGAAGCGGTAAGTCAGCACACGTATGTTCAAGATTTCGAGTACGACGAATCACTTCCGCGAGAAGAAATTTGGTCGGAGTTGAATAGCCGTAGAAAGGCGGCACAAAAAGAAATTTCTGATCTTGGTCCAATCTACGGATATCAGTGGCGTCACTTCGCAGAAGATTATCCTCTTGAAAAGCAACATTTTACCAAATGGTGTTACGAACAACACAGCGGGGTTTATCAAGGAGTGGATCAACTAAAAAATATTGTTGATGCCTTGACAAACAATCCAATGGACCGTAGAATGGTTTGTAGTGCCTGGAATCCAAACCAGATGCACATGATGGCTTTGCCACCGTGTCATTATGCGTGGAATGTTACAGTAATTGGAAACAAGTTACATTTGTTTTGGGCACAACGTTCGTGCGATTTGATGCTTGGTGTACCGTTCAACATTGCTTCCTATGCTCTGCTTCTTTGTCTTTTGGCGGAAGTTGGCGGTTTTGAACGTGGAAATTTGAGCGGAATGTTGGTTGATTGTCATATTTATGAAAATCATATTCCAGCCGCACGCGAACAAATCAAGCGTGAACCGAGACAAATGCCGGAACTACAGGTCGTGTACAACGAAAATAAGTTTGATATTTTTCAATGGACACACGAAAATGTTCTTCTAAAAGGCTATAATCCACATCCAAAGTTGGATTTTGGCGGTGTAGCGGTATAATTTTTAAAATTTTATACAACCAACTTGACAAATTCGATACTTTTGTGTATAATACACACAGGAAAATAAAATGGCTAAAAGAATAAACACTAAAAATAGACACGATTCAGGAAGAGAAATCACCACTCCAAGTTTTTTTGGTTCTCACAGGGTGATGGTGGTTGATCCACTGAACTATGTTTTTGCGTCTAATCGAGAGAATACCGTTTCTCTTGAATCTGGACAAGTGTTGTGCAAAGATGATGTTGGTTTTTATATTACTTGTGAAAAGCGTTTGGATTCTGGTTTAGCAGATCCCAACCGCTATTCTGGTGTTCGTCCAGATTTGATAGAAAAGCCAAATGAATATCAAGCGGGTGAAATCATTGATCCATATCCACCCGTAGTTGATGCTTGCATTGCGTGTGGATGTTTTAAACCTATAGTTTATATTTCAGGCGAACCAATTTGCGATAGTTGCCTAAAAGAGACTGAAAATGACAGCCTACATTTTAATTAAACTCCAAGAAGTTTTTGGTTCTTACACAATAGAACCCGTTGGGGTATACTCCGACTCAAACGACGCGTTGAATTGGATTGATAAGCTGGAGAAACTCAATACAGATCGTTTAAATGTTGTTTTTGATGTTTTAGAATTTGAAATGGACAATGAGCCAATTGTTTTACAATCAATGATAAAGGATCGAGAACAACTAATTGACGCGATAAATGGCACACTTTTATCACTGATGAAGAAGGAACTTATTGAGCAGTATGTCGGTGAAGATGGCAATTTCTATTATGAGTTGACAGACAAAGGGAAAAGGGTTTCAAGCGGTGTTCCTGGTCAAATTCTCCGTAGATTCATCGACGCACAGCGACAATCAAACGATTAAAATTTGCTAGTTGCGTTATCTTAAAGACTGTCTGTTTTTTACAAGGTGCCTTGACTCAATTGGTAGAGTACCGGTTTTGTAAACCGGCTGTTGTGGGTTCGACTCCCACAGGTACCTCTTACGGAAGGACAAGCCAATTGGCGGTGGCCGCTGTTTTGAAAACAGTTAGGAGCTAACGACTCGTGTGGGTTCGACTCCCTCTCCTTCCGCTTAAATTTTTTAAAAACCACTTGGTAAACAAGCAATAAAAGACTATAACAAAGAAACAAATTACTGTGTGGTAGCTCAGAGGTAGAGCGGGAAACTGTTAATTTCTTGGTCGCAGGTTCGATCCCTGCCTGCACAGCTTGACTTTGGGAGTGAGGACTACTGTTGGTTGTGTAGCACCAGACTGTAAATCTGTTCCCACTGGGTAAACATCGGGGGTTCGAGTCCCTCCGCTCCCACTTATATGAATACTGAAAAACCATATATCATTCGTGAAGTTGTCACGCACGTAAGACTTTACAACCCAAATTTTGGGAATGACAGAATTTGTGAGTGCGGCCATCCGTACTATCGTCACTTTGACCCACTTGAAGATGAAGAACATCAAGCTGTTGGGTGTAAATATTGCTGCTGCTACAATTTTAAGGAAAAAGAAAACGATTCAATTGAAACGTAAACAACTGCGGGTTGGACTGGAGTTGGTTCCAGCTTGGTCTCATAAGCCAAATTACGTGGGTTCGAATCCCACACCCGCAACTCAAGATTTAAAAATAAATAAGGAAAAATAAAATGATTCAGTTCAAACGTCGCCCCTATTAAACATGGGGGTAAGACCTAGATAGCGAGGTAATAGGCTTTTAACCTATAAAGCAGAGTGCAAGTCTCTGTGCCCCTACTGGGGGATTGAAGCATTAACGGTGATGCAGTCGGCTCTTAACCGATAGAACTCGGATCATTACCGAGCGGTCCCACTTGACTTTCATCATCGCGTTGGTTCGATTCCCTTGGCCTCCACTGTATTACACACATTTTATTTAAAAGGAAAGAATCGTGGCAAAAATTGGACAAGATTTGGTTTGTGTTTTAAATGAAGAAGAAGTTAACCAGTGGGTTGATAGAGTAAATGCTTGTTTGCTTACAATTGCTATGGATTTTCTCAAACGTTCTGGTGTGGATATTTCCAAAGTAACCAGCATTGAGCCTATTGAAATTGGTGAAGAAGTAGACGATGAACCATACACGTTCCGTATAGTTAAAGATGTAAAAATTGAGTTCTTTCAAGAAGAATAAATAGAAGGATTTAAAAATGAATTATTTGAGTGGTGAATTTCTCTGAGGCTATTAACACAAGGAGAAATCTATGCGAAAACGTTATAGACACCATGGTAAGCCACGGGTAATGCAAGAGTTGCGTGAATCCCAAAACCGTGAATTTTCTAGACCAAAACGAACAAAGAAACTCAAAGAGTATACTTGGTCGAGCGGTTCTTTCCACAAAACTAAAAGTTGGAAAGATTGTCGCAAGAAACAGTATCGAAACGAAAAGCGTGGCGAGCGTCACGAATTAAATTTTAATATTTGTTGCTGGCGTCAACAATGGAATCTTGAACTTTATCTCAAGAATCACAATATTCCTTATCGCGTCGAGCACATTCGAGAAATCGAGCGTAGAAAAAGAACAATAACAACACGTATAATAAAAGATCGTCAGGTTCCAGTTTATAACTTTAAGTACGAATGGTTGCGTCGTTCAGATGGCACAAAATATTGTGCAAAAGTCCTGAAACATCAAGTCGGATATTCTTGGGTTTATCGTGATGTACCACTTGACAAACCGGTGGTCAAATGGTATTATGTGAGTCGTCTGACTGGATACAAAGTTGTGTGGTGGTCAGACAAAAATATTGGCATTGAATACGTTTTGAACAAACAATAAAATCGAGTGGGAAGTCGGAAACAGCCAGCCAATAACTGGGCCTAGTGATTAGACAGATCGACAAGACTAGATTCGCGGGTGAAAATCCCGCCCCACTTTGTATTGAAGCGTAGCTCACTTGGTTAGAGCATCGGTCTGATACACCGAAGGTAGTAGGTTCGAGTCCTGCCGCTTCAACTTGAAAATTTGGCTCTTGAGCTAGTGTGGTCATTCAGCGACGGTTTGAAGCACCGTAGAATCTGGTTCGATTCCAGGGGGAGCCACTTGACAATATACATGGGCGAGTAGCTCAATGGATAGAGTTTCGGACTACGAATCCGAAGGTTGAAGGTTCAAGTCCTTCCTCGTCTGCTTTTAAAAAAGAGAACTTACAAATGAACTTTGAACAAGAACAACAACAGGAACGCGAGTAACACGGCGGCTAGTCATTAGGGCCGCTAATATGTCGCGGTCGTCTAATGGCTTAGGACACTACCCTTTCAAGGTAGTAATCGGAGTTCGATTCTCCGTCGCGATACTCCGCTATGGTGTAATTGGCAACACACGACACTTTGACTGTTGTATTCTGGGTTCAAATCCTAGTGGCGGTACTTGACAAAATAATGCGAGTATAGTATAATGGTATTACATATCGTTGCCAACGATGAAAAGCGGGTTCAATTCCTGCTACTCGCACTCACCAATAGGTGAGATATAAACTTGGGATAAGGCTGGCAGAACTAAACCGACCCATAAAGGGCGAGCAGGCAAACTCCCAAAACAAGGTCTGTAGGTGTTGTGGCGGCACTCGTCTGTGGTATGGACGCAGCGTGGGTTCGACTCCCACACGGACCTCTTATACGGGACTGATGTAGATAGGTAACATGACAGATTTCCAATCTGTTCTCAAGAGTTCGATTCTCTTGTCCCGTACTATGAATGAGAGTTTTATTTTTTAGGAGAACAAAATGTTAAAGACTTTTAATGCTTTCCAAATTGTAGCAGCTTTTGTTGCTTGGCCCTTCTTGATTTCGTGGTTGGATGGGGCAAGTTTTCGTGGGGCACCTGTTGCGTTTTGGTCTGCGATTGCGTTATATGTTGTAGCCTTTTTTGCTATGGTAGGATGCGTTTATCATTCGCTTGATAAGGAATGGTTATAATTATACGGCCCATTGGTCCAGCTTGGAGTGGACGCCACCTTGTCACGGTGGAGACCACCGATTCAAGTCCGGTATGGGTCGCTCCCTTCGGGGATTCCCAAGAGTAGAGTGATTGATATTTCAACACGAAACTCAGCAGCTATGTGGGACATGACGGACGGTTCGCAACCGGATGCGGTGTGTGGTGCAGTAGAGAGACAAAACCACAGTCCGAACACACAAACATAGTTGCAACATGGTCGGGTAGGCGAATTGGTATAGCCGCCAGTCTTAGGAACTGGTTTTTGTGGGTTCGAATCCCACCCTGACTACTATGAACATAAAAATATACTATCGACGAAACCTAAAAATGTCTGAGGGTAAACTTGCAGCACAAGTTGCACATTGTGTTGCCAACATTACTCTTGTGGCGATGGAGATTCCTCATAAAATCATTGTTCTTGAAGCCAGTGATGCTAAATTCAATGAATTAAAAAAGGAAGCTAATCACATCCAAGTTGATCTTGGTTATACAGAATTAGAACCAAACACTGAAACTTGTCTTGGTATTATTGAGTGGGAGACAACGTTCCCGTAGACCAATTGGCAGCAGTCAGCAGACTTAATTAAATTTGAGTGCATTTAAAGGAAACTTTTTGTGTAGAATCCCTTAAATTCGGTAAAGGCTTAACAGGTAATGCTGATGCTAATGCCGAGCTAAATTTAATTTAACACATTTTTCATGCTTTTGATGTATATATTCATATAACTGTTATATGAATACACATAGGGGGTAAAAATGACAAATGAAGAATTGTGTTATTTAGCTGGATTTATTGATGGTGAAGGTGCTTTTATTATCAATAAAAGATAACATATAGGATATAAAGGAAAAAGATATACAACTTATTCTGCTTACATAGATATAGGAAATACAAATTTAGAAGTATTACAATGGATTCATAATCTTATTGGTGTTACTGCTAAAATATATTCTAATCAGATGGAAGGTAACAGAAAGTTGGCATATAGAATTCGTATATGCTATAAACAAGCTGAACCTTTAACGAAAAAATTAATTCCATTTCTAATAGTTAAAAAAAATCAAGCTGAATTGTTTTTGCAATATAAAGACTCTCAGTTGAACACAAAAGAAACTATTTGGAATCAAATGAGAATATTAAACCGTAGAGGAATTAAAGAAGTGTAGAGACTTGACAGGGGATGCCTAAAGTGGTATAATACCAACATGGCAAAGGCAAAGTCCAGACCACAAATGGCTGTGCTATATTAATATACACAACCAGCAACGAAAGTTGTAGAAGGTAAGAAAATCTGCGTAGTGTGGGTTCGAATCCCACCGGGAGCACTTGTTATGGTCGGGTGACGGGAATTGGCATACCTGTTTGCCTCAAAATCAAATGTCTGTGGGTTCGAATCCCACTCCGACCACCGATTACACGAGTGTCAATTAGTTAAAGGAAACAACATGAGATTTTTTACTTTGATTTTTTTTATTATGTTCGGATGTGTTGCTACAGAAAATGTCCAAGGCCAACTATTTAGACCCAATGCTGGATCTAGTAGTTATCAAAAGACTGAAAACGGATACATTTACCAGGGCAAAGAGTATATTCGCGGGAGAGATTTACCACCAAACCCAAATTGTCCTTGTCCAATGTGCAGAGATTTAGTGGCGGCTTATAATGCAGCAAAGAACGGAACTCTTTCACAAAGAATAGAAAGTGCGTCAACAAAACTGATTAGCACACCAGAAGAAGCGATTCCAAGATTGATTGAAGTATTTGAAAAAGACTTTTTAGAAAAATCAAACTTTAGACTTTGTGATCCTGGCTGTGGTGATGCTAGGATTTTAATTTATGCAGCAAAAACCTATGGCATAAGAGGCGTTGGTATAGAAATAAATCCAGAAACTTATATACTAGCAAAGAAAAATGTTAAAGATGCTGGATTAGAAGGTCGAATTGAAATAAGGTTGGGCGATTCAAGAAAATTTAACTATGACAAGGTTGACGGAATTGTGATGTTTTTGTTTCCAGAACTGATTTCTGACTTGACAAAGAAGTTTGATATGTTACAATCAGGTGTAAAGGTTGTAAGTTACAGCCATGAAATTCCCATCGACGGAGCCGTTCAGTCAGAGGATATTTTTGTTTGGAGAAAAGAATAAAATTCATTATAGCCCCTTAGTTTAATGGAAAAATATCTGTTTTACACACAGAAGTAGATAGTTCGATTCTATCAGGGGCTACTTTTATCTGGGTGTTGGGCAATCTGGTCGCCCGCCTGCTTTGGGAGCAGGACATAGTGTAGGTTCGAATCCTATCATCCAGACTGAAAAATTTCAGATTCGACTTGACAAAATGGTTTTTGGAGACTATAATACATTGTGGGCAAAGAGGGTTCCTATACAAAACATTAAAATTACCCTTAGCTCATTTTTATGGCGAGTGTAGCTCAACGGTAGAGCAACAGGCTGTTTACTTGACGCTATTGGCACATCAAGTTCCTAGAACTTGTTAAACTGTGGGTAGTGGGTTCGACTCCCACCCTCGCCGCTTGTGGACACAAGAAGTTCCTATTAATACTATGTTGAAGTAAAATTACTTCTCGTCCGCACAATACAATAAGCGGTAAAGAAAGTTCCTAACTTATTTTTTAGGAAGGACTGACGAATGAAAACTTTGGAATTGTTTAATGCCGTTGTTGCGAAGCCAAGCAAGGGGACTGCTCCACTTGTTTCGGAACAGGGTTTTATCATTGAACCAAACGCTACGTGGGCAAAGGATCGAATACTAAAGTTTTACGCCAAACAAAAGCTGAGTGGAAAAGATCTAAACAAGACGTTTCACAAGAGTTTTGAAAAGGTACGTAATAGCTCTCGATTTGAGCTATTGATGGAGCAAATCCGTCACTACATTTCTACCTATGGTTCTAACTTTAGCGACGAAGTATATATTCCAGAAGAAGTTTTGGAAGTACCAGATTTGAAGTTGACTTTCAAAGTCGTAAAGGCTTTGGACAAGTCTGAATTGATTGAAAAGTGCTTGAACATGCTTCGTTCGGGTATCGCCATGACCGAAGAAACCGTCAACATTTTACTTTCGGTTCTTGTTGATGAACTGGATTATACCTTCACCGGCAAGGAGGGTATCAAGAACAAGGAAGCGATCATCAAGATTGCTGACACCCATGGTGTTGTTCCTGATAATACGATGGAATTTTTCCGATATGTGATGTATCGTGCTACCGGAGAAACTTTGCTGATCAAGAATAATGTTGCTATTGCAAAAATCAAGACGTCGTCATTCAATCCATCTGCACAGTTCCGTACTCACGGTTTAGAACGACTTGCCGCCATCTTTAATCGTTTCAAGCCTTTGTTCTTGGCTTTCAAGAGCAAGTGCCCATCGACGATCAACAAGATTGCTAAGTTGTCAAAGACTCATCACAAGGCAATTCCTCAAAATGCTTTGAATCAAGCTACACAACGTCTACTCAACAAGGACGACGTTCATTGGTTTGACAACGCGACACCGTTCGCATTTTTCAAGGCCATGACCGCTGTATACAACCGTATGCAAGGTCAAAACACCTTCTGTTACCGTGTTCGCAACGGTAAGAGTTGGTGCAAGGCAAACCCATACGAGCTGAAAGATCATAATAAAACTCTTCGTTTTTCCGGCATGGTTCAGAACTTCACGTTCTTGAACGAGTATGCAAAGCGGCGATGGAGTTTGATTGGTACCAAGATTTACTTGCCAGAAAATGTGGAGTATGCTGTGCCTACATCGGAAAAGATGTATATCGGCAACATTCCTACCGGAACAAAGTTCTATGGTGAGAAACTTGCTGTAGGTATGTATTGGGAAAATAGTTGGGGTGCCTACGATCTTGACTTGTCTGCTATCGTATTAGATGGCTCAAAGATTGGTTGGAACGGTAGATATTCCAATGATGGTCTGACATATAGCGGAGATATGACAAACGCAAAAAACGGTGCTGTTGAGTATCTACATTGTGAGAAAGATATGCTACCTTGTATTGTTAAAATCAACGTGTTCCACGGAAACGAACAAGGCTCTGGCTATAAGATCATTGTTGGCAAGGGCGATGACGTTTCTCGTGCATACATGATGAACCCAAACAATTTGTTTGCAGAAGTCAAGACCAAAAGTGTTCAACGACAAATGGTTCTTGGTTTGTTTCTTCCAGAAACGATGGGTGTACAATCATTTGTACTATTGAACTTTGGTAATGGTAAGGCACAAATTAGTGGTGCTGGCGGTTTGGGATTGAAGGCTCTGTATGAAGAATACAAGAACCCATTCAGCTTCAAAACGTTAGTAACAGAACTTGGTGCCGAAATAGTTGATAACCCAGAAGATGCAGATGTTGATTTGTCTCTTGGTTCACTAGACAAGGACAGCTTTACGAAGCTGTTCGAGTAAGCATGTAGACGTTATTGTTGATGCTTCACGGGACGGGGGTGCAATTCCCCCCGCCTCCACCAAGAATACACTACCGATTATCTATTTCGTTCGCAGCGTGATATGGCGAATTTAGTAGTGTATTTTTGATGGGGGCGATCAGATTCGACCGGTGGTTTGATTCAATAACTGCATGTCGTGGTTGATCGGCGGGACACGTAAAAAGCTGATCAAAAGTTTGAGTGGCGTAGAGAATTACGCTTTGGCAGCTTAGTCTGTCACGGGGGGTTGCCCGCCCCTGTTGCCAAAACGGGCACTATAAGCCTCTGGTGTAATGGTAGCACAAGTGATTCCAAACCACTTTGTCAGGGTTCAAATCCTTGGGGGTTTGTTGGGAAAGTTTTATTTTTTATGGAGGATTTTATGAAGAATGTTTTGTTTGCTTGTGTTATTATTTGTGGTCTTATGATTCAAACTGCTTCGGCTGATTGTCCGGGTGGATCTTGTGGTTCTCGAACCCCGCTTCGGACGCTAGCAAAGAGTGTCTTTGCTGCACAGCCATATGACGTTGCAAGCCATAGCGTTGTGTCACATAGACCTGTTCGTAATTTTGTTGGACGCGTTTGGTCTTGGAGGCCGCTAGCTAGAGTTCGTGCTTGTAGCAATTGTCGATGATTTCTTGTGCCGGTTTTAATGAACCGGCTATTTTTATTCTGACTTTGTATAACCCAAACCATCAAGATTGTTTTTGGTGAATTTTTTGATTTTTAAGAAAAATATATTTGAAATTTGAATAGTATAAGACTATTATATACTATCCAAAACATCGAACTGGTTGTAAAGGAGAAAATGAATGGCGTCGGTTCTAGAAATGGCAGAAGCACATCTTCTAAATGTTCAACGTGAAATAAATAGTTTATTGGAGAGAAGGTCGGTCATTGAAAACGATATCAATAGACTAACCTCTTATTTAAAGGAAGGTCAGGCTATTCTTTTAGAAGAAAAGGGGGCGTTATCACAACAGCGTAATGTTGGTGGTACTACAGTTTTTAATCCAAATCTTGGTCTTTAAGAGGAGAGTTTAATGGAACGTAATGAATTTTATTCTAGTTTGGCTAGCCTTCCAGCTAGCTACAATTTTACCATTAGGGACAATAATACTATTGTTGGAACCACAAACCGTGGACCTGTTCGTGGTGCGGTTTTTAACCCAATCACAGCGGTTGCTTATGTAAAGACTGGAAATTTGTACGGAACAAACAAGCGAGAAACACTCAAGGCTGCTCGCGATCTTGGTTTGAACCGTGAGTTTACCAATCATGTTTACGAAGCAACCACGGGCATAAACAACCGTGGAAATACTCAAGTAGTTCGTGGAAAGATTCGATCAGCATTGGGAGTTTAATATGAACCAGAATTGTTGGAATGGGGCAGGTAGACTAACAAAGGATGCAGAGTTTACTACAACCCAAAAGGGTACGCCAATGAGCAAGTTTAGATTGGCGGTAAATGATCGTCGCAACGACGAAACCCTTTTTGTCAATGTTCTTTGTTTTGGAAAGATGGCGGAAAATCTTAATCCTTTGCTTGTTAAGGGTCGTCTTGTTTCGATCACCGGCAAGCTAAAGATTGATGAATACGAAGATGAAAGTAAGAATAAGAAGAATTCTGTCTGCATTATGGCCGACGAAATTTCTCTTGGTCCTGACCCATCAACAATTACTTCAAGGCAAAGTTCTGCCGAATAATAATCGACAGACCAAACAAAGTGGTGGACCTTCTTTAAATATTTGCGTTACAACTCAAGGAAAGAGAAAACGCCGTCCACTAAACAGCCTCGTCAGGCGGGATGCTTGACGAGGTTTTTTTTTAAATTTTACGAAACACCGCTTGACAATTGGTCGATACATGATACAATAGGCTGTCGTCGAACAAAAAGTGTGGTTATTTGCTATGAGAAATCCAGAAACAGTTTATTTGCTTGTAAAATTGTTTGGTGTCATCGTTGGTGTGTTTTGGTTTCTGTGTTTTTGTAACGGGTTGATGAACAACAATGTAAAACCCTTAAAAATTCCAGAACGATTTGATATTGGTTACATTGATGCACCAAAGCAGAATGTTACAATCATTAAAAACAAACCAAGAACAAAACAAAAGACTGTAAAGAAAAAGCAAAAACAGAAAAAGAAAAAAGAAGAAATAATCACAAAGCAAGTAGACACCAATTTACTGAACGACTGTGTTGGTGCCCTGATTAGCCTTGGTACCAGACGTAGCGAAGCACAGCGTGCAACAATAGATTTTCTATCAAAGAATCCTAACGTCACAAACGTTGAACAATTTTTAAGAGATATTTTTAAGAGAAATGTTTAATATTCCAGATCTAGGAAGTTCTCAAATTACTTGGGACAATTTTTTTATTGGAATGTGTCTCTATGTGTCACAAAAGTCTAAAGATAAAAGCACCAAACTTGGTGCTGTTATAGTTAATGACGACTATGATATTTTGGCTATCGGCTGGAATGGATTCCCGCGAGGCATAGATGATACAAATGAAGAATTTCATCAGCGACCAGAAAAGTATTATATCACAGAACACGCTGAACGCAACGCAATAATCAATGCTGGTAGGGTTGGCAGACCATTGAAGGGTGGCACTTTGTACATCCCATTTCAACCAACCCCGTGTGCCGATTGCACAAGAGCGGCCATTCAGGCTGGTATAACTAAAATAGTTGGAACAGATTTCAAATTTACTGGCAAAGGAAAGCATTGGGATGAAAATCTTGAGTTTGCCAATAGAATGTTGAATGAAGCTGGAATTATTCAACGTATTGTGTCTGTACCACCAGAACTAGATATTCGCAAATTTTACGGAGCAGAAAAATGAAAATCAATCTTACCGCACCTATCAATCAATTAGGATATGGCGTTGCCGGATTAAACATTTTAAAAGCGTTATGGGAAGAAGGTGTTGAAGTATCATTATTTCCCATTGGTGGTAGACAAAACATTCAGGTTACGACTCAGGATGACGCAACCTTAGTTCATCGCTCTATTCGTCTAGCTGACAACGCATTTGATCGTAACGCCCCATCTGTTCGTCTTTGGCATCAGAATGATCTGGCACAACACGTTGGGCGGGGGCCTCATATTGGCTTCCCAATCTTTGAACTAGACACTTTTACACAACAAGAGAAGCATCATCTATCTTCTTGTGACAAACTGTTCGTATGCTCACATTGGGCCAAAAAAGTCATTGTTGATCAAGTTGAGAAGATCAAGGGTGGTACGGCCTGGGCAGAAGCCTATACACACGTTGTGCCTCTTGGAGTAGATGATAAAATTTTTAAACCCACCAATCCTATAAAAAAAGACAATGTGATATTTTTTAATTGTGGCAAGTGGGAAATCCGTAAGGGTCATGATATTCTCATAAAAGCGTTTAAAGAGGCGTATTCTCACAACAATAATATAAGACTGTGGATGATGTGTAGCAATCCGTTTAACACACCAGAAGAAGAACGACAGTGGCAACTATTATATAATCACCCTGGTGTAAAAATTATTCCAAGGGCTAATACACAACAAGAAGTGTATGATATTATGGCTCAAGTAGATTGTGGTGTATTCCCGTCGCGTGCAGAGGGGTGGAATCTCGAACTTCTTGAAATAATGTCAGTTGGAAGAAGCACAATTGCCACCAATTATTCTGCCCATACTGAGTTTTGTAACGATAGAAATTGTCACCTTATTGAAATAAAAGAAAAGGAATTGGCCTATGATAATAAGTGGTTCTTTGGACAGGGAAGGTGGGCGAATATAGATGAAAATACTATATCAAATTTATCTTTTGCTATACAAAATTTTGCGAACACCTACAAACATTCTATCAACGAAGCCTCTGTTGAAACAGCAAGACGGTTTAGTTGGAGAAATACAGCAAGATCAATCATTAACAACGTCGCTTGAAACCCCATTAAAACAGGTGGCTAGTATTTCTTATAGCATAGATGCAAACGGTGAAATTTCAATTGATGTTCAAATAGAAGATTATAGTTTGGATACAATAGAAAAATTTTCACTATTGTTTGCTTCAATTCCGTCTAAACAGTTTCAATTGCAAGCAATGGACATTTTAAGGACAGCGTTTCACAACGATGAAAGATACGAAGAGTTCGTACAATTTGCGGGGTGGGTAGTCGTAAAAACAACGCTTATGAACAATGAATTTAAAAATAATTTGAACAAAGGACAAAAAAATGGAAAATCAGATGAACCAATAATTAAACCTACTGACCTTTTATAAGGGGGCTAGTATGAATTTTAAAAAAAAGATAGGTTGGCAAAAATATGAAGATTTGCTACAAAACCAATTGGAGTCACCCTTCTTAGACAGCCTTTATAATAAAATAAGCGGCAATATAGATGACGAAGAAGATGATGATGATGGGTTTAATCCATATAAAGATGGGGTTGAAAATTTAAAGGGGCACTTTATCATTCCAATCAACGAAAGAATGATGGAGAATATTTCTTTAACAACCAATTTCGATTGCTGGGTTGGTCATACAAATTTTAACATAACAGAAGAAGTAAGAGACAAACTAAGCGATATGGACGGTGTAGAAATTTTAAAAATTTGTAGTAGATATAGATTTTTTGTTGGTATTGGACGAATGTTTGACTTCTCAGAAGTCAGGAAAAACATTGAAAAGATTATAGCTGAACAAGGAGAAAAAATTGAACAAGAAAATCGAGAAGTATCTGAATGATTCTGATGTAATGCGAGTTGCTTATGGTGCTGCATCCTCATTCTCTCACAGTCTTTCAAAGGATGAAATTCAAAGTTGTATTTTAAACGCTCTATGGAGAGCGACAAACAAGTACAATAAAAGAAATAAAACTAAATTTACATCATATCTTCACCAGGGTGTAGTGTACGAATGTTTAAGTCAAAAGAAGTTTAACAAATCCAAACGGTCTCAGGTGCTGCATGAAAATATACAGGATTTTTACGACCCAACAATAGCGGTCGATATGCTAGATACTATAAACACCAAGTGTGAAGATCCTTCATTGGTAATTGATAGGTTCTATAACAATATGACAATTGGTGAATTGGCTAAAGCAAGGGGTGTTTGTGGTGAAACAATCAGAATCAGACTCAAAAAAAATCTAGAAAAATTAAGATTGTCACTAACAAAAAGTGTATAATATCTTAGGAACTGGAACTACAAAAGGACATGTGGACAATTTATTTTTTTTCATTATTTTCCTAGAGGAGAATTTACATGCCCACTGTAGCTCCAACGGGTGCTGGCAATCAACCTGCCGCACCCAAACAAGATGGTGGAACCGTTGTACACGGCGGAGGTTTGTCGAGTGAAAGCCCAATGACAAAAAATCTTGCCATATCTGAACTGGCAGACGATTTTGGTCAATCTTATGGGTCAAAAGTTATTGCTCAGGTTGGTACCGGCTCTCAATACACTGATAGGGTTGGTGTTTCTGGTGCTGTTGCTAGAGCAATTGTTGATGGTACGACAGAATTGGGTTATAACGCTAACGCAACTGAATGGGTTGTCAAGGGTGGTAATGTAACACGAACACTTGCTGGAAACGCTTATACTGGCTTGATTGGTGGTGCTGCCGGACCCAACCCAACACGCGACCACGTTAACGAAATTGAAAGCACAAGACTTTACGGTAATGTTGATGTTGACGTACTTGCTGCACCGGCTTCTGGCATCAATTCGTTTGTAACAAAGAGTTCTGGCCCAGGTGGTGCTGGTGGCACTTTGACCAACTTTATTGATCCGGCTGTTGCTGGTGGAGCAACCGCTTCTAACGATTCTGCTGGAAACGCTACTCGTGCGGTGCCAGGAGAATTGACATATATGTTTGGTGGAAAACTACCAAAATTAGACAGTTACAAGGCTCGTGACTCTGCTGAATCCTAAACTTTTTATGTAAAGGGTTTTGCAGTATGCGAATAACCATTGAAGAAGCAGTAGCCTTGGTATCCTTTTTGGGTGCCATTGGCTCTGCTGTTCTTTTCTTGTGGCGTATATTTAGTGCTATAACAAGAGCAGAACTTAAACAACAAGAGTTGCAAGATTCTATCGAAACTATTAAAAAAGAAGTAACCCGCAACGGTGGGGGGTCTATCAAGGATTTGGTATTGAAACTTGACAAGACCTGTGAGAGAATGGAAATACGCCAAAGGATTATTGACCAACGATCCAAGGCTGCACTACACTATCAAGAACGCTGCTTGTTTGAAACAGACAAACGAGGAAACATGGTGTGGGCAAATGACCGCTTTTATCAAAATACAATAGATTATGGAGATATAAGTGGTGGCCTGGATTGGGTCGCGGTTGTTCACGAAGAGCAAAGGGAAGAATTTCTCATAGAGTTCAATTCATGCATCAAGATGGGGAGGAGAATTGATATTGAAACCGTGTCGGTGGATAGTAGGAAACTTCATTTTATTGGATACCCCTATCGTGTTGGTAGGGGTAATCACGAAGGATTTCTTATACACATGCAGATACGGGAGAATTAAAAATGGGTTCAAAGAGATTCACACTTAATTTGGCCGACTTTGTTGGTCTAGCTAGAGACGCCGTGTGGGTTGGTGCTGCTGCGGCAATCACATACGTCATTCAACACCTTGGTACACTTGATTTTGGGGACATGGGTGCTTTTGTTGTGCCCCTGATTGCAATTGGTCTAGACGCCGTTGTAAAGTGGCTGAAAGACGGAACAAAAGAAGTAGAAACCAAGGAGTAAAACACCATGCTGGAGTTTAAAACGCCTCGCGATTTGCTCAACGCTTATAGCAACGGTTTTCAGGGTAGCATATGCGATCCAGAAGAAACCGCTGAGCTACTTGCTAAGTTAAAAACTCCTTTATTTGGTGCAACAGCATATAAACTTCATGGATCTGGGGAGGGAAAACTTTCTCTCCCCTTTCTTTCTTTATTGAAGTTTGATTCTACGTTTGGTCCTTCTGAAAGACAAACAACGGGTGATTGTGTTTCTCATTCTACGAGAAATGCTATAGATTTGACTCGTGCTGTTGAAATTGATATAAAGGGAGAATTAGAATCTTTTGAAGCACGTAGTGCTACAGAGGGTATATATCAGTCAAGACCTTGGGCTGGTGAAGGAATGACCTGCTCTGGTGCCGCAAAATATGTCCACGAACAAGGTGGTATTTTATTACGTAAAAATTATGGGGCAGTAGATCTATCTGTATATAATTCTAGCCTTGGCTCACAAAAACGCATACCACGATCAATTTGGATTGATGAAGCAAAAAAACATCAAGTCAAAACGATCAGTATGATTACAACGATTGAGGAAGCCAGAGACGCAATTGCTAATGGTTATTCTGTTTCGGTGTGCTCTATGTTTGGTTTTTCTTCTAGAAGAGACGCCAAGGGTATTGCAAAAAGGTCTGGCGAATGGGCACACGCTATGGCTTGGATAGCCTGTGACGACACCCGTGAAAGATACAACGAAACATTGTTCCTGGTTCAAAATAGTTGGGGCATTTGGAACAATGGACCAAAGGTTTATGGACAACCAGATGGAAGTTTTTGGATTCGTGAGCATGATGCTAGAGGTATGCTAGCAAGTCAAGGCTCTTGGGTGTTCAGCAATGTAGACGGTTTTCCTGCAAGGGATTTACCAGACTATGGTACAGCTTCCTATCTGTGAGGTTAATATGTTTCGTAAATCAATGGTATTAATGTTTGTTTTTTTTGCTGGAACAGTTTTTGCACAAGAAAACTTCCGTCCGTATATAGCAGTACACTTGGCTAAAGCTATCATGATGGGCGAAGGGGTTTTACCAGACAATGATGTAAAAAAACTTTGTGATGGATCTGGTTGGATTGCTCATGGAGACGGCCATAGAACACGCTGTCCTGGTTGTTCAGCTTGTGAAAAAAATGGAACACAGGCTAAAGAATGCTCGTGTGGTTGCGGCGAAGTTGATTGTGATTGTGCAAACGGATCTTGTAAAAAGCAAGAAATCGCACAAGAAAAACCAAAAGAACAATCACCAATTTTGGTTGTTATTGTAAAACAGTATCAATTACCAGCTAATAATCCAACCGCACCAGAACCAAAAGTAGAACAACAGACAGAACCTGTTGTAGATCCTGTATTATTGGAACCAGAAGGATCAAAAACACCAGAACCGTCAGACATTATTGTATATCACTTTGGTGCTGAGTGGTGCAATCCGTGTAGAAAAATGAAAAGTGAAACATGGAGCAATGAAGATCTAAAAAATTTTATGAAAGATAGGGGTATACAGATCAATTATTTTGATTACGACACTCCAGAACACAGAAAATACTTTTCATATTATGGAATAAAATCTTTTCCTACGGTTTTGTTTGTTGATCGCAACGATCTTAATAATCCGAAAGAAATACTTTCTGGATTTACTGATTCAGCTTCAATGTTATCTAATCTTAAAGAAGAATTAAATGAACAATAACTCTCTGAAAGAAATTGCTAACAGGGTTGGGGTTTATGCGAATGCAGAGAACGAAAAATTTACAATTGACCCTTTTACCATACTAGCAATCATCAATATGATATTGACACTCATTCGTATAATCTATGAGTGTAGAAACAATAGAGATTCTGCAAAAAAAATTATCAAGTCACCCGGACCTATATCAAAGTTTTTTTTACGCAGACAAGTAAACAGGAATTTTTCAGGAGAAGAACGAAAAGCCGTGTACAACGCAATGTTAACGGTTTCTGGTCAATTATCAGATATAGAAATTGACAACCTATTGGACCTTTTTGATGAATTGGAGGAAAATAAATGAGCACATTTCAACTTGTAATGTTGGGCTTGGGAGTGCTTCTTGGGGTTGGTGCATTTTGGGATACCATCAAGTCTTGGAAGTCAAAACAATCCGTCGATGTGGAAAATCACAAACACGACTCAGACAAAGACTCTTTGTGTGATGTTATTATTTGTTGGGAGAATCTTAATAAAGAATTAAAAAGCAGGGGCTTGAAAAAGGCTTCTGATGAGCTACAAAAGATTTTTCCGCTTCTAGTAGTAAAAGATTCGGAGCTTAAATAATGAATAAAAATGTTCAATTTTTGTTGGCTATAGTTCTTGTGGTGGCTGGTTTGTTTGGAAAACAAGCGTTAGAACTTTTAAATAGTGTTGACGTTGTTCTTCCAAATCCAGTTCCGGTTGTTGTTGTGGATGAACCAACCGATACGTATAAAAACATGGTGAAGGATATTGTTAGTATCGACATAAAAAAAGATCACGCAAAACTTATTTCTGATTTCTTCTTGGAAGTTGCGTCTGTTATTGAAGATGATCCTGGCTTCCTAAAAACAACTGAGCAGTTTCGTAATTTTAATACCATGGCTGGACAATTGAACTTTTCTGGAACAGATATGAAGGGTCTATATCCAAACCTTGGACAAAAAATAGACGATGCATTTATGATGGCTGTTGGTAAAGAGAATTCTAAATTAGAGGGCGAAAAAAGAGCGGGTCTTGTGTCTGTTCTTAAGGCTATAGCCTGGGGTGTAAATCAATGATCAACCGAATAATTGATGCCATAATTAAGCACTATGGGATCAAGGAAGATCAGGTTGAAAAAATAAAATCTATCATTGATATGGTTGAATTCAAAGAAGAAAACGACCAGAAGTTTCTTTTTATTCGTCTTGGTGATGGTGTTGAGTTAAAAATAAAACAAGACGTTAAGGAAGATTGAATTATGTTTAAGCACGGCGGTTTAAAATAAATAAAGTTTAAATTTAAAGTCCTTTCGTTACATTTGTACGCGAGAGGACTTTTTTTATACTTTTAGGTTGACATTAAGGTGTTTTTAGGATATTATATGGTATCTGTTTAGTGCAGTTAAAGATAAGGAGTGTTATTCTATGAGGGAAGTTAGATGCAGGTAACAAAAAGAACGGGTAGTACAGAAAATTTTTCAGTAGAAAAGATACACAAGGTTGTAGAGTGGGCAACAAGCGGAATCAACGGCGTCAATCTGTCTGACATTGAAATGAACGCCAATCTTTCTATTTATGATAAAATTCCGACAAAAGAAATTCACAAAATTCTAATAAAAAGTGCCAACGATCTTATATCTACATCTTCACCAAACTATCAATATGTTGCTGCTAGACTTTTAAATATGGAATTGAGAAAAGAGGTTTGGGGCTGTGGCAATAAACCAACAGATTTTTTGTTGTTTTTAGAAAGAAATGTAGATAACGGAATCTATGATTCTAATTTTTTAGACAAGTGGATTGATAAAAGCACTCCTAACGACCCATATCACAAGATAAATCATCTTGGAAAGTATATAAATCATTCTCGTGATGATTTGTTTACATATGCTGGTTTGCAACAATTGATTGATAAATATCTTGTAAAAAATAGAAGCACAGGGGCGATATATGAAACGCCTCAGTTTGCTTATATGTGTATTGCTATGTGTTTGTTTGACAGCGTTGATAGTGTTAAGTCTGCTTATGATTGTTATTCTACCTTTAAAATCAATCTACCCACACCCATCATGGCCGGTGTTAGAACAAACATTAGACAATTTGCGTCTTGTGTTTTAGTTGATATCGGTGATAACTTGGATGCTATTTTCAGTTCCATACACGCTGTCGGAAAATACACGGCTAGACGGGCTGGAATAGGAATCAATATTGGCAGGATGCGACCAATCAATTCGCCAATCAGGGGTGGTGAAGTTATTCACACGGGCTTGATTCCGTATCTAAAAAACTTTGAGAGTGCGGTAAAGTCTACAAGTCAAAACGGTTTGCGTGGCGGTTCTGCAACCGTCCATATTCCGTTCTGGCACTATGAGATTGAAGATATCATGGTACTAAAAAATAATGCTGGTACTGATGATAACCGTGTTCGCAAACTAGACTATAGTGTTCAATTCTGCAAACTGTTTTATGACCGTTTGATTGCAAACGAAGATGTTACTTTATTTAGTCCGCACGAGGCCAAGGGTTTATATGAATCGTTTGGCAACAACGAAAAGTTTGAAGAATTGTATTTAAAATATGAAAATGTTCGCTCTATGAAATTTAGAAAGAAAGTTCCTGCTCGCAAAATAGCAGAAATTTTTGCCCGCGAAAGATTAGAAACTGGCCGCATTTACAGTATGAATATTGATAATGCCAACGAGCATGGATCGTGGAATGTTCCAGTTTATATGTCTAATTTGTGCCAAGAAATTATTCATCCAACAAAACCAATTCAATCAATTGATGACAAGAACGGTGAAATTGGCATATGTATTTTGTCGGCATTAAATTTACTAGAATTGAACAACGAAAAGGACATTGAAAATGCTTGTCGTATAGCTGTTCGCACACTAGAATCTGTTATTGATTATCAAGATTATCCAGTGGTTGCCGGTGAAAACTTTACAAAAAATCGACGCTCCCTGGGTATTGGTATTACAAATTTGGCCGGTTTTTTGGCAAAACACAAACTAAAGTATGGAGAACCAGCGGCCCTACAATTGATTCATGAAATAATGGAACAAATTCAATGGAATCTCATTAGTTCAAGTTGTGAATTGGCACAAGAAAAGGGTCCGTGTGCTAAATTTTCAGAAACAAAATATGCTGACGGACTACTTCCGATTGATTGGTACAAAAAGAGTGTTGATAAATTAGTTGAACCAGTATATAATATGAACTGGGAAGAACTCAGAGAACGCGTCAAAAAATATGGCCTGCGACACTCTACGCTATCAGCTATCATGCCCTGCGAATCGTCTAGTGTTATTCAAAATAGTACGAATGGCATAGAGCCTGTTCGTAGCCTTTTGATGCACAAGAAAGCTAAAAACGGTGTTCTAAAACAGCTTGTGCCAAATTTCCATATGCGTAAAAATTTTTATACTTTGGCTTGGGAAATGCGTAGCAACAAAGCTATATTAGATACATCGGCCGTAATTCAAAAGTTTACAGATATGAGCATCAGTACAAACTTGTACTACAATTATGCTCATTATGAGGACGGTAATATACCGTTAAGTATTCTGATAAAAGATCAAATTTATGGCTATTCTTTGGGCTTAAAGAATTTCTATTACGCCAACACGCCAGATGGTGACGGTGAAACAGAAAAAGACATGAACTGTGAATCTGGGGCGTGTGCTATATGACACGTTTAGTTCCGACCGCCACAACGACTTGTTTACCACTTACCTAAGACCACGTTAAATATTGTACAGAAAAATGAAAACAATTTTCAATCTAAAAAATGTTGACCCAATGACCCAGCCGCTTTTTCTCGGAAAAGATTTGGGGGTACAACGATATGATGTTCTCAAGTATCCTGTTTTTAAGGAACTTGATAGCAAACAAATGATGAACTTTTGGCGTCCAGAAGAAATCGAACTCAAGAAAGATAGGGGCGATTTCAAAGAAATGTCAGATAATGAAAAGTTCATATTCACATCAAACCTAAAGTATCAAACAATGCTCGATAGCGTTATTTGCCGTGGAGTACCCACACTTTTAGAGTTTGTTACCAACACTGAACTGGAAGCGTGTTTGATGACATGGCAATTCTTTGAAAAAATCCACTCTCAAAGTTATTCCTATATAATACAAAATGTTTATGCCGATTCAAAAGAGGTTTTTGAAGGAATTTATGAAGATCAGGAAATAATCAAGCGTGCAAGAAACGCTATTGAAGATTATAATAACCTGATGGGTATGCATTGTGATTCTAATAGTATAGAAGATTTGAAACGTCAAATCTATATGACCATCATAAGTATTAATATTTTAGAAGCTGTTAGATTCTATGTAAGTTTTGTTTGCAGTTTTGCTTTTGCCGAAAATAAAAAGATGGTTGGCAATGCAGATATTATAAAATTAATCAAACGAGACGAGGCTTTACACCTAACTAATACTCAAGAAATTCTTAAAATTCTTCAAAAAGAAGAAAGCGAGGGTTTTACTAAAATTGCAGAACAATGCCGCGACGACGCGGTGGAAATGTTTGTTAGGGCCGCACAAGAGGAAAAGGAGTGGGCATCATATCTATTTAAAGATGGGTCTATCATCGGTTTAAATGAGCAAGTTCTTCACCGATATATTGACTGGTTGTGCATGACACGAAGAAAGACTCTGGGTCTACCATACGAGCACACAGGAAAAAATCCTATTGCCGGATGGACAGAACATTGGATGAAAAGTAGTTCTGTACAAGTTGCTCCACAAGAACATGAAATAACAAGCTATAAAATTGGGGCTAGTAAAAACGATCTTGACAATATGGACTTTGGAGATATGAAGCTATGAAAAATAACAACGATTGTTATCATGATCAACTAGCTAGAATGAAGATGCTGGAAGAACTAAATAATACATCCACGGATTTTGAATCTGATATTTATAGTCCAACAGAAAGTTATTTTATTGATAAGATTAGAAGATGGCATCACGATAGAAATCTTATCAAAGGTTCTTCGGATAAGGATCAGTTTTGTAAGTTAATGCAAGAAGCCGGAGAATTGTCTGACAGTATTTGTAAAGGAAAAAGCGTTGCTGACGATATTGGTGATATGATTGTTGTCTTAATTAATATAGCAGAGCGTAATAATTTAACACTAACCCAATGTTTAGAGCAGGCGTGGAATGAAATTAAAGATAGAAGGGGTAGGATGGTTGACGGCGTTTTCGTCAAGGAGTCTGATACATAATATTCTTTCTACCATACAAGGTTTTATATGAGAAAAACTAGAAACGCTAAAGACGCTGAAAAAAGCAAACTTGTTCCACTAGAAGCAAAAACGCACAACCAAAAAGAATATATTCGTGCAATTATTGAAAACGATGTTATAATTTGTTCTGGACCTTCTGGTTCTGGTAAATCTTTTATTGCTGCCGGTGTAGCTGCTCATAAATTGTATCGCGGCGAAATAGATAATATTATTGTTACTCGTCCTCTAGTGTGTACCGGTAAAGATCTTGGTTCGTTGCCAGGAGAAATAAACGAAAAAATTGCCCCATACTTATTGCCAATGAAAGAGAATTTAAAGTTCTTTTTAACGCAAGCGTATTATGGTCATTTTGAAAACAACGGTGATATTCAGTATCGCCCACTAGAAGTGATGCGTGGTTCCACCTTTCATAACTCTTATATGATACTGGATGAAGCACAGAACTGTACAGTAGATCAAATAAAAATGTTCATATCTAGAATGGGACAAAATTCAAAGGTTTTGATAAATGGAGACGTTCAACAGAACGATCTTCATGGTAGAAGCGGTTTAGAACTTGTTATGAACAAACTTTCTAGGGTTCAGGGTTGTGCTGTTTGTCGCCTAAATTATGAAGATATCCAACGTCACGACTTGATTGGAAAAATATTAAACGCACTGGAGAATTAACGAAGATGCCAACCTATGATTATGAATGTTCAAACTGTGAACATTTGGTACCAGATATTTATCAAAAGATTGATGATAAGCCGCTAAAAAAATGCCCATCGTGCGGAAAAAACAAATTATTTAAAGTGGTTACTGGAGGTTTGCACGCATCTGTTAAGAATATTAAAACGGTTGGTCAGTTAGCCGACGCGAACGCAAAGAAAAATAAAAATAAACTTAACGAAATTGCTTCTAAAAAGAAAGAAGAAACACAACAGGAACCTAAGCCATGGTATCATGACCCTAAATATGGTGAAAACGCCAGCAACAAAGAAATTAATAAAATGACAAAAGAACAAAAAATTAGATATGTAATGGAGGGGAAAAAGTGACAAACGAAAGAAAAATAAAGTATATAGACAAAGACTCTTTCTTAGAAAAAAACACTAAAGAAATTTTATTTGACCGCACGGGCACACCACTTGACGCCGAAAGCAAACACAGAGTTCCTCATTACGCAAAAAGCATTGAAAGTATAAGTGGAGACAGTGGAACAAATTTAACCTATTATATTCGTATTTATCAGGGTACTCCGCTAGATCCAATGGGTCCGTATGCACGTAGAGAAAGAAATCTTGACACAAAACTACAGCGTGTTTCAAAAAATACGTTTGATCTTTATTTGACATATTTAAAAACCAATAATTCTATTTATTTAACAAAAGCACAGAGGGGTTTATTAAATGACTAAAAAGGGACCACTAAGCAAAGCCGAAAAGTTTTACATTAAAAGTCATCCAGATCTAGATATAGAACAACTTTGCAAAGATCTAGATCGTGCAAAGGCAACTGTAAATGAATTTATTAAAACGTTGCCAAAGATACCAAACACTTCAAAGCCACAGCCGGTGGAAAAAAAAGAAACCCCCTTATCAAAACAGTTTGCTAGAAATGATAAGGGTGGTGCAACCATAATGACACCAAACGCTTCTATTATGTCAGATGATAAGCGGTCAGAATTTCGCGGTGGAACCACAAAAAGATCGGAGCGTTGTATTACTAAAATACATAGGGATTAATATGGACAATCAAAAATGGGCAGACTTTTATCGTAGTGATCGTTCGAACACCAAACATGTGTTCATTAAAGTAATGACCACGGATGGCGAACACTTCTTTTTTCACGACTATAATAAATGGTTTGAAATAAAAGAATATTGCGAAAAAAATTCTGTCTTTATTAAAGATTTACATTTGCAATTTAGGTCCAACCGATGTATTATAGATATAGAGAATTCTGATGCGGTCTATCTTGTTCGTGCCGTTCTTGGTGCTTTAGGACAAGAAACAAGACACTATTTTACTGTTGGCACTTTACGTAATGGTAAAATGTTAAAACAAATGTACGTCGTTCCAGAGCTAGTAAAAGAAAAAGAGTATGAAGATGCTTTAAACAACTGTTTTGATGAGGCTTTGATATACGATGAAAAAAAGAAAACGAACAGAAAAAAGCAAGTACAAACATGAGTCAACCGGAGATTATTGTACTTGTGCTGCATACGTTGCTGAAATTATGTGTCGTAAAAACGCTGAAAATAAAAACGAGGGTTCACTTCCATATAAATTCTGGAATAAAAAACCTTGGGACTGGACATTCAAACGTCAACTTTACGCAGCCAATAAACTTATAAAAGAATTTGGCGAACACGCGGTGGTTAAGGCGATAAATTCAGACGAATTTAATGGTATATTTTCTTTAAATCACCCAAAAGCAAAATCTATTATAAAGAAATATCACATTATAGTTTCTGAACAAGAATCAAAGCCGAAACAAAAAATTGACTATGTAGAGGACGCAAAAACTAGAAGCAATTCTTATAGTTCTAAAAAAAGCATACTACAAAGACTGAGGAAAATTGAGAATGCCGAAGAAAAAGAGTTCGAATAAACCAGAATCAACGGGCGATTTATTGGTTGATGGTATCAATAAAAAATATGGTGCTATTATTGAGTCTGGAAGCAGAGTTTTAGAAACGTTGGAAACTTATGATGTTATCAGCATTTCGCCAGCACTTGATATAGCTTTGGGCGGCGGTATCAGAGAGGGTCAATGTGTTGGTATGACCGGCGATCCAAAAACCGGAAAAACGACCACAGCACTTTATTTTGCGGCAAAGGCTCAAAAACTTGGCAAGCGTGTTTTTTATATCAATACCGAGGGGCGTCTTACAAAAGAAAATTTTAAAGGAATAAAAGGTCTTGATATTGAAGCAATTCAAATCGTGCAAGCAACAGACGAAGAACCAAAAGTTTCTGCTGAAAAATACCTAAACACCCTTGAAACACTTATTAAACAAGAGCCTGGAATTGTCTGTATTGTTGATTCTGCCTCTAATATGGTTCCAGAAGAAGAACTAGACGGAGAAATAAGAACCGGGGTTCGAAACGCACTACCAAGATTGTTGTCAATGTTCTTTAAAAGAATAAGTGGCGATGTTTCAAGGATGAGGTCTATAGTTATTTTTATAACACATAATATTGCAAACACAAGCGGCAGCCGTTATGCACCATCCAAAATGTCAGATTGCGGAAACATGTTGCAATATCAAGTTAGTACAAACATGGTAATAACGCACCGTGGAAAGTGGGAAGTTCCAAAAGAATCTGGAAATCATGTTGGTCAAGTTGCTAATTGGAAAATTTTAACCTCTGCTGCTGGTGGACGCCCAAATAGCCTTGCAGAAAGCTGGATTAGATATGGGATTGGTATAGATGAAGCACAAGAAATTTGTCATATAGCAACTCAATTTGCGTTAATTTCACCAAAAGGTGCTTGGTATACTATTTCGTCTTTTGTAGACAACAAAGACGATCCAACAATTCAGGCATATCTTCGAAAGAACGAGATAGATCCAAACAATCAAGAAGAAGTTGAACGTGCTTTTAAGTTCAATGGAATGGATAATCTATCTTCATTTATTACGGAAAACGAAGAGTTACAACAGTTTTTGGTTCAACAGGTAAAAGATCTTTTACTATGAAGGTGCTTGGTCTTAACGGTAAAGAATACAATTTAGACTTAAAAAGATATTCAAAGGAACGTTCAAATTGTTCTAAGTATCATGTTCGTGCAAGACAGGTCTTATTAGAAAAATTCAATGGATATTCTGTCTACGAAGAAGTGAAGTTGCCAGGAACGGTAAATCCAGCAAAAAAATCCGTTTTGTATCTTGACTTTTTTATTCCAAATGCTAAACTGGGGGTTGAGGTTCACGGCGAACAACACTATAAATTTATACCATATTTTCATAAAACAAAAGCTGGTTGGTTATATTCTCAGATGCGTGATAGACAAAAGCTACAATGGTGCGAATTAAACAACTTAGAATTGATTGTTTTTAGATTTGATACGTCCGAAGATTTTTGGAGAAAACAAATTGAGCATTGCTGCTGATAGATTACAGGAATTTTTAGACAAGATAGATAATTATATTTCTTGTCAAAATATTTCGTCTCCACGATTTAACGAAGAATTTGCTGTTGCAGAAACTTTTGATACAGAAACGCTATCATTATTGACGCAAGATGAATGTTTTAATTACGCATACATGCTGTATCAATATGCAGACCATGTAGCTAGCGAACGATCAAAACAAGAAAATGTGGTCAGATGGTGTGAATCTAGCTTAAATAGTATTCTAGCACAGGAAATGGACAATCAAGAAATTGCAAAATACGAAATTAAAGTCGCAAGAGTCTTGTTTGAGAACGAATTGGCAAAAAAAATAGACGAATGGAAAAAACATGCAGAGTCTAGGCTTGCAAAATTGGTGAGTCGAGAATATAATATACGTAGGAAGGCCGATATACTAATAGAAAAGGGGAAACGTAAATGAACGATAGCGACCCGGTAAAAATATTGCTTGAATCTTTGACACCAGAACAAAGACAGCAACTTATCCGTGGGCTTATGGCTTCTAACGCACCCAAGGGCCTGACCAGTGAAGAAAAAATTCTTAATGAAGAAAAGGTGATTGTAAATGAAGATTTTACGGTTAGTCGTGTTAATGAACCTACAAATAGGAAGGTACCAGTGAGGGCTAAAAAGAATCGTTGGGTAGATGAGGGTTTTGATCGTGATCCAGATTTTGATCCGGTAAAATTTGAAAAGATGGGCCGCACCGCAAGGTCTAGATCTAAACCAGAAAAGGTAGATGTGACTTGTCATATCTGCGGTCGCTCGTTTAACATGAATCCAAATCTAATCTATGGTGAAAATATTAGATGTAATCGTTGTACGGGGCGATAAACCGTGGACAAACTTTGTGATCTTGGTTCAGAAAGAGCTGTTCTAGCAGGTCTTTTCAATCATGGATTTGATGCCTATGTTGAAATAAACGACCTAATCACTCACAACAGCTTTGTACACCAAAACAATCAGATTCTATACAAGTGTATAGAAAAGATACTTCAAGGTGGTGCTACTATAGACCTAGCGTCTATATTATCTGCTGCTAATCAACTTAATTTTTCTAATGTTATAAACACAGAGCAAGAATTAGAATACATTCGTTCTTTGATGGATTTTCCCGTCAAACAGGACAACGTACCGTTTTTTGCTGCACAAATCAGAAAACTTGAGTTTGCAAGAAACGCAAAAAAAATAGCGAAAAGAATCGAACATAATATTGATGAAATCAATGGTGATGAATCCATTGATGATATCATTAGTATGATTGAAACCCCGCTCATTGATTTTTTGCGTGACGATAATACTGGTCAAAAACCCGAACAGTTGGGAGACGACATTGAGAACTATTTAGAGTTCTTGATAGAAAATAAATGTGATCAGATTGGGTTATCAACGGGTTTTCCAAGGTTTGACGCGGTTATTGGTGGTGGATTACGCCGCAAGTGTGTTGATCTTGTGTCTGCACGCCCAGGCGTTGGTAAATCTGTTTTTGCTGATAACGTAGCTTTACACAACGCACGCAAG